CGACCACTGACGCACTTGGTTGGTCGAAGGAGTACCCGACACACCAGCCCAATCCGTGCCCCAGACCGAAGCAGCAAAGTAGGTCGAGGCCCACTTGATTTCACGGTCAACCAGCAGTTGGTGGGTCAGCATCTGAGCGCCAGCCGAACGAATGTCCAAAGCTGCATCTTCGTTAGCCAAGGTCTCAAAGTCAAAGTCAGTCGCCAGCGAGAACACATCAGCCGAGTAGGTATCGGTCGAGAGGGTCATACCAACGCGGGGAGCCTGAGTGCGGGGGGCACGGGCTTGTACTTGACCAGTGCGGTTAAAGCTCGAACGGTTGTAGATGTAGTATTTGTCGGTTTTCTTAGCAACCGAGACTTTCGGGAACACGCGGTCCGCAATAAATACGTTAGCGTCTTGCAGGAAAGCAATCGTCAGGTTGGTAAGCGGTGCGTCGATATGAACGGCGCTAGGGGTCAACATAGCCATGTGGAATATTCCTTATTTATTTAACTAGAGTAGCGGCTAATTAGGCTTTAGCAGCTTCAGCGCGCGACAGCTCAACAGTGATAATCTGACCAGCAGCACCAGCTTCCAGAGCATAACCAACAATGATGTTAGTCGAAGCAGCAAGCTTTGCTTTACCAGCAGCATCAACTGCAACAGCATCACCACGAGCGATACCACCAGCAGCACCAACCAGCACAGTCACACGACCGTCATAGGCTACAGTGATAGCTTGACCAGCGGCAGTAGCTGCTTGCAAGGCTACACCATCAGTGCGGACGCTAGCAGCGCTGTTGTCAACTTGACCATCAGCAGCGAGAGTGACAAAGGTGAACTGCGAGAAAGCCGATCCTGCAACGTAGGTGCGGTTAGACAATTTTTCCGTAAATGCCATAATAGAGGCTCCTTATTATTTCTTGTAGGTTTCAAGCACAAGGGCACGGCCCTGAGCGGTTTTGATAACGGCGGCATATGCCTTGTGGAAGTCTTTTTCCCCTTTATCAGCTTGATGGCCCTTAACCAAGTCGTTCAACTTCTCAGTGGGGGTCTTCAAGTCATTGACGGCATCAGTCTTACCAACTTCTTGGAAGATACCTGCAAAAGCAGCATCAGCAGCCATCAGAAGTGCAAGCAGACTTTCGTCTTCACCTACAGACTTCAACAGTTTACCACGCTCATCAGCAGTACCCTTAAAGTTGGGCAGTACCTCTTCGGCGCGCTTACGGAGTGCTTCAGTCTCTACGACATTTTGCATCTCTTCTAGTTTTTTAAGGATGGGGGCAGGGATAGCCGACTTGGCAATCATCTCACCACCAAACTCAAGCATTTCTTCTTGGGGCTTAGCCTTTTCAACAACTTTAGCCTCAAGTTGAGCAACTTGGTTTTTGTAGGTTTCAATCTCTTCCAGAAGCATTTTATTGACTTCTTCAAGGGACTGAGCTTCAGCTTTCCACGACTTACGAGTTGGTTTTTTACCCTCTCCGTCCATCATTTCTTCTTCGTCATCGTCTTCACTACCGATTTCGATTTCAAGCTTCTTGTCTTCCTTCATACCCTTTTCGGTGGTATCAAGACCTTCTTTGGTTTCGTTTTCCATGTGTTCCCCTTCTGGGCTGCGCTTATAGAGGGCTACCTTAGCCAGTGGGTCATCGCCCATATCAACCAAGGAAACTTCTTCAAGCTCCAAGTTTACGAGTTCCGTGGGCATTACACCATCTCCTTCAAAGTTAATCTGTTACCCTTAGACATGTTCAAGTCCGCAGGAAGAATTTGTAAGTTCCACGGGACATGTAAACCACAAACGTCTTTGCCATTTAGAGGGACTATGTGGTCAACTTGATAATTTTCACCCGTGATTGTCCTCAAATCCCTAGCAAGCCAATAGATTTGTTCAATCTCTTTGCTGTAGCCATACAGAGTTGCGCGTCTTTGTTTTGACCTTCTGGCAGAATTATAAGACAAAACTTTGTCGTAGTTAGATGCAATCCAATTTTTGGAGGCTGCTAACTTCTTGGGGAGGTTATTCTTCGCCCAAGTTTTGTTATACTCTTTCATTTCGTCTTTTCTGTTGGCTCTTTGGAGCTTTTGTGAAACAGAATCACAAACTTTGCAATGTGACCTGACCCCAAACTTCCCCTGTTTACTTTTACTAAACTGGTGAATTGGTTTTTCGACAGAACATTTGTTGCAAGCTTTAGTCTGCATTTTCACTAAACTCTTTAAGAGCGCGGCCACCAATACTAAACGCAGCCAGTTTACCGCTTTTAACATCTTGCCAAACCTGATCGTCATAGACCTTCAGTGCAATAACCCAACCTTCGCGGTCCGATTGGATACCCAGTGCCTTTGCAATGTCATTCGTCAAGGGCATGGAATGAACAACTTCCCCGATACTTTCACCAGTGTGCATTGACTTGGCGGTTCTCATGGAAAGCATAAAATTTGTAGCTGCCTTAGCAAGCTGTTCTGGGCGGATAAACTCTCCACTATGGTCTAGGCTGAATTCGCCCTTGACAGTGGAGACATAGGCCCAACCAAAAGCTAGACGCTCTTCATCAAGTTGTTTCAGGATTTGACCTTCAACTTGGATTTTGTTAGTCAGCTCTGAAACTGACGTACCTGCTTCCCACATACGGCAAGACCAGTAGCGGGCAGAGGTTTTATCTGTAGCTGTATCACAAGAGTGACGAGCGCGGAAGTTACTACGAGCATCAGGATCATCACGGCGTATCTCCATGTTTGGATCACCAAAAGTGACTTTCTTGACACCATCACCACTCTTAACGTACACACCAAACTTCTTACCAGAACCTTCAGGTAGACGGAAAGGCTTATCCAGAGTGACTTCTTTGCCTTGGTGCAAGGCTTTCTCAACAGCTTGTTTGGCTTGGGACCATGCACCAGCAAAAGCACGACTTTCAGACATACCTTCTTGAGCCATCATGGAGTTGTAGACATTCCGAAAGACTGACTGTTGATGAGTAGAGAGTTTACTCCGAACAGCCTTTGGCAAAGCATCATTAGACGTGTAGGGCATTGTTTTTTACCAAAATGAGTTGTTGATTAGAGTAAACCCTAGTTCCATTGGTTGATACCTGATGGATTTGGTTATCAAGGTCAGTCTTCTCAGGGATAGCACCCGGAACAGGTGGGTTAGCTGTGATAAACTGTTGGTACACCTCTGTAGCGTACACGTTGATAAAGCTAGTGTTGATAAACCTCCACCTAGCTACAAGACGGGCAGATTCATTCTTGTTGCAAGAGAAGTCACCATAGGTGCTATACGCAGTGTGTCCAGCCGGGACTGTATAGATAGCCATTGAGGTACTGCCCTCAGTGTCTGCAATCAAACCAACGATTGGACCAACAGCACTACCAACACGGATAGTAATATCCCCTATGTTGGAGTTAGCACCATCAAGATAAAGGGCGCTATTCAATCGGAAATAGTTGGCTGCAACTGTAGCTACAGGAATAAGCCCATTCAAAGTGACAATTTCAGTGATTGGGTTGTAGTTATTGTCAAGGCCATTCAGAACGACTTGGTAGGTGTCTGAAGCACTTGTACTTACAAGGTACAAACGCTTACTGCCACCGTTCCAAGCAGCCCAAGGATAGGCACCACCAACATTCCAAATAGTCTCTGGCATAGTGGCTGGGTTACTCAAAAGGTTGACCCCACTAATAAAGACAGTGGTGTTGTCTGATACCTCACCTTTGGCTACAGCAAAGTAGTTGTTCTCAAAGTTCAGTTTTCCCCAAGGCATCAGTCAACTCCAATACTATTTTGTTGGTACCTGAGCTGAGGCTGGGGCATCAATCTGTTGTTGCGACTTATATTACAGTTGTTTAGCTACTAAGATAATTCAAATACACTGTCAAAGGTGTGGCTCCAGCATTTCTTAACTTCATCCCATTTGGTAGGCTTAGCGGTGTATTAAAGTTAGGGGATGTATTAGGAAGCACTATGTATACAAGGATGTCGCCATTGTAAATCTCGACTATATTTGTAGCCGATGGATTTGCAACAGAGGACAGTTGTGTTGCTGTGCTTGTAACTACAGTTGGGGCGGATGCCAGAGGAGCGGCAGTTGCCGATGTGGTTGTAGAGCCACTCCCCGACATACCGTCGTGTATTTTCTTTAGCCAAAAGACAGACATAGTGACCTCATAGCGAGTTAATGATTTGAGAAATTAACAAAACTCACTAACTACTGTGGTTTTTGACCTTGGAGCAACTCTTCTTTTTGTTGCTGTACCTTACGCTCATCAAGTTTATTTTGATAGCTCTTAGGATCAAACTCAATCTCAGCGATAGACATAAGGTCTTCAACGACTTCCACTTGCTCTTGTACTTCAATCCCGGCACCATTAAGGTTACGGAGGAAAGAGGCAATCTCGCGAAGATCGTGGGGGGCAACATCTCCAGCTACAAGCTTTGGCATCGTATCCCAAGGCAGACCATTTAGTTGCCACAGACGCTCTA